GGTGGAAACGTCGTCCGTGACAACAGAGGGAGCTTCAATGATAGGAGCATTAGGATGCACCTCCGGAGGAGTGTCGTCCTGGATGCGAATCACCTCCCCCCCGGGGACTGTGACTATCTCAAGACGATCCAGGAGCGGAGCGAGCTGAGAGGCTTGAACCTTATGGTAGCAATCTTCCGGATGGAAATTGGACAAAATGATAACCGGAAGGTTATCCCGCTTTACCAGGGGCGGAGCGTTCCTGCGGGAAAGCGGAGTGGGATCACCGGACAGAATGGGATTCAATTCCGTGATCATCTTCTGGGCGCGATACTCATCGAGCACAATAAGATCAAAGCATCCATCGGAATATCCATCCCACCACTTCTCGTCTCTTGGCCAAAAATAAATTGCCAGATTAAAAGTCTTCTCCAACCAAATCACCAGAGAAGTCTTCCCCGCTCCCGGACAGGCTTGGATCCAGATCTGAGCCTGACGGTGTGGGCGAGGGTTCCTGACATTCTTCTGAAGCCAAGAAGCAATCCGATTGTTCCAGACGGAGCAATAACCCTCTGCAGGACTGACAAGGACCTTCTGGTGTTGGGCCAGCGCAAACTCGGAGCGTCTCTTCTTCAGCTCTAAGAAGGACGCGTAGAGTCTCACCTTCTGAAGGTGCTGGAGCATATACGCGGGCTGAAGCTCGTCGAGGTCGTCCAGGCTCTTGCCAGACTTTAGATCCTGGGCGATCTTCTCGGACAAAGACTCCTTCTTCTTCGTCGCTAAGAAGTCCAGGAGGGAGAAGGATTCGTCCGGGAGAGTCATAAAGTTCCCGTCCTTCATCACATACTCGTAGGCCTTCTTCACCCCCCCAGAGAACCTGCCGGATATGTTCGGATGTTTTCCCGCGAGAACGTCGAAGACACGAGCGTCTCTTGTCGACAAAGGCTTCAACAGGGTCAGAGCGGCGTGCAGATGGAAGTTCCCATCCTGATGACATTCTCGAGAAATGACTCCGTGAGCGATAGCGATATCTCGGAGTCTAAAAAAGTTAACGATGTTCGAATGGAATTCGAGCAGAGGGAAGTCACACTGGGGGACCGTAAGGAAGATTGATTTTGAGTTAAGCTGGAACTTAGGGGTAGCGGCCATCCAATGGTTGCTACTGAAAGGAGGGATTCGCTAAACGGATCCAAATAAAAAATAGCAAAAATCAAAAAAAGAAAAAAGTTCGACCCCTCGAATTTTTTGATTGGCTCTACATATAAAGAGTAGAGAGAGATAGTTTATAAATAAAGTAGGGTAAGGGAGGCGCGAAACTCGTGAATCTGGGAACCCGCGGGTTCCCAACAGCCCCTTATGATTTACCCCAGACATTTAAAATGGACTATCGCATTTGCTGCAGAACCAAGAATCTAAAAAACTGTCCTTCAAATCATTAAATAAACTGAGATAAAAAGAATAAGAACGCCTTCATATATAATTAATTGATAATGAGTTTATTAGAAGCTATGTTCGTTTCCACGAGTCTTCGGATCGAAATGAGGAGAGCACAACCACTTCCTGCAAGTCGTGAATTCCGTCACAGAGACTCCCAAAGCAACCTTTCCCTTCATCATCTGCATAGCGGGCCGCTTCCGACGTAGGAGGATGTTGCACTTCATTCGCTTGCTCCAAGCGGCAACTTGAGCGGCAATCTCGTCATCCTCCGCCTTCTGTTCGGCAATGCATGGATCGCAGATGAGCCCGTCGTAGTCGGGATCGATGCAGGTATGAGGGTTAGGTGGACAAGGATTGGGAGGAGAAGGAGGAGGAGGACCCTTCTTCGGAGGAACATCCTTCGGAGAAGAGTTGCATGGAATGCAAGTAGGAGGAGGCGACTTAAGATAAGGCGGCGTAGTGGGAGGAGAAAGAGACATTCCGGACATTGTTGTTGATAACTTATGCACTAGCCCTCCTCCTTAATTCTTTAATTAAAAAAAGAAGAAAAAGAAAAAAGTTCGTTTCCGTCGAATTAATTGATTGGCTCTACATATAAAGAGTAGAGAGAGATAATTAATAGCTATAGCTAATGAGAAAGGAATCTAGAACTTTGAGACTTTCAGACAAAGTCTCCCCTGACAATTTCCTAATTTGGAATGTACTACCCCTTAGCGGCACCGCAGGTCGAAGATCTGTCAGGCCTAGTAGCGAAGCTGCTAGAATGTACCGTAGACGCAGCGCGCAGCGCGGAGTCGTTACATAGTTCTATTAATAAAAACGCATCTTTATAACTAAACCACCGCGAAGAGTTAACGATTCGTGATTTATTACACATCGGAAAAGCGAACGCGAGTCTTATACTCAAGAACGGGAGCTCCAGTGGTGAGACCAGAGCATTGGGCAAAAAATAGGTAGACAGAGCCAGTGGTGATGTCTCCAATGGTCCCAGCCACCCCGTCGTTGAACATCGTCTCGAGATTGAGGGGCTTGTAGACAATGTCGGCAATTCCTTGATCACCAGTCGCGGAAATCGGCTTGGTCATGTGATCGCAGAGAGTTACGAAGCGATCACGATTGGACAGATTGTTGGGGGAAGTGAAATCATCAGCTTCGAGCACATCGAGGATGGTGGGAGCGGTAGCGTTCGCCTGTTTGTCGTAGACAATAAGGAAGCGAACCGGAGAGCCGCCAACGGTTGTGGCAATCGTGTTGATACGGTAGCGAAACAAAAGGCTCTTCAGGATGACCTTCCGGCCAATTCGGGTAGTGGCAGTGGAACCGGGCACCAATCCGTTCAAGAGAACCGGAGCAGAGAAAGTGTCTACACCCACTGTAAGTGAACTGAGCAGACTGACATCCTTGAACTTCAGCTCTCCCATCCGGGACGGACTTGCCCATCCACCCACGCGAAGCGCCTGCTGTGAAACAGCCGAGAGACGAGTAGGGCGCAGGCCTTGTGAGGAAACAGCACGTGCAACCTTGTTCAGCAGAGCTCTTTGATCGGCAGCAGCCCCAGCGCGGGATCCCCCATAAGCCTTCAGAGCTTTCTTAGCAGAAGGACGAAAGGACATGTTAATAAGATAAAAACGTTACGATGATGTGTCAAGCGAAGCGAGGGCCGATACGTCAGCGTAACTAATATCTCGTCAAAACTAATAAAAAAAGAAGAAAAAGAAAAAAGATTCCACAACGAATTATTTGATTGGACACACATATATATAAGATAATCTTAGAGGCGGTGCGGACCCGAAAGAATTAGCAGCACCTGCTAGCCCGCCTCTAAGCTAATATTACCTTAGAGGCGGAACTGCCTACTAGCATAGTAGGCAGTCCAGAATTTACGAAGAAAATTCCGGCTGGGCCATTGGGACCGAAGGTCTCTCCGCAGCACGATAGTGCGGAGGAGGCCCGCAGCGCAATTAGCGCGGAGGGCATGCCCCTCAGATGAGGGGGCTGGCAAGAAGGGAATTATATCTGGCCATCCGGGACCGATATGGCAACGACGAAGTCAGCTCTAAGTACTGGGACCGAAAAAGGACCGTTGGTGGGAAAATAGACAGGGGGAATGAACGGTAGGGAGTTCACACGGGCGATTTTATTACCAACTATCCAAATCTTGGTAGGGACCACAGTCAAAGGGCGCACGAAGGGCGTCAAGCTCCTCTTCAGTAGGTAAGGCGATTCCACCGAAGGTGGAAACGTCGTCCGTGACAACAGAGGGAGCTTCAATGATAGGAGCATTAGGATGCACCTCCGGAGGAGTGTCGTCCTGGATGCGAATCACCTCCCCCCCGGGGACTGTGACTATCTCA